CTGCAATCATTTGGCTAATTGAATTTACAATTGATCCGTGAACTGGACTCTCATTATATAACTCAATTAAGTATTGGGGATACATATTAGATTCCCCAAAATTCACCCATCCCCTTGATACATTTTCTCTTTCAATCGGCGCAATCTTGACGTACTTCGCCATCTCTATTTGAGTAGCACCTACTCTTTGCTTTATTTCGTCAATTAAATTAGCCATTGTATTCGATATCGTTAGGTATGGTTAGTGATGGTTGGTCAAAGTACTGCGTTAACGTAGTAAATTGAATAAAACCCCTCTTAAGTTCTCCAACCACATCAGCATCAGTAGGATCAAGGTTGCTATTCGAATTTTGACCATATATAACATAGTTGTAACGGCCTCCTTCAACAATGAGAATACTGCCATTAACGGCATCATCTGTATTTGTACTAATTGACAACTCAGTAATTCTCTCATTGGTGCTTATTAGCGTTGGAATAACCGCAAATATTTCTAATGTAATTTCGTTTTGAATCACAAGTAAGTAATCCGTAAACGAAGGTAAAAGCAAAACCCCCTCCTCTAAAGAGAGAAGGAGGGTTTGCGATGCAGTATTGGTTTGCAAGTAATTCATTTACTTACAAAGATAATTAAATAGTAGGTGCTTCAACGTTAATACCTGCGAAGTTATCGAAAGGAATTGAAGTGAATGACTCCAATCTATAAGCCTTATTTTTTTCTTCAGCAGTTAGAGTAATTGTATAACCATTCAAGTCACCTTTTGCAACTCCAGTAGCAGTTGATGCAGCAGTTACTTCAGCACCATCGAAACGGCCAACCATCCAGATGTTGTCATTGTTGTCTTGTACAAAAACAATAAGGCGATTTTTACCAACCAACTCTAATTCTTTTCTACGTGCAGCAGTCAATTTGAAGAATGTAGCGGTAACGGTTTGAGTGTAGAAAATAGTGCCATTCTCAACGCTTGACGCTACCTCTTCGGTAAAGCTACCCGTGTGCTTTGGACAAATGTATTTATAGATTGTTTTTGTAGGCAATCCGTTAACTTCTTCCGCTCCATCAATACTGATACCAGTTAAAAAGTCAGCGTGCTGTTGCAAGTAGATTGCTTTGATTCCACCGATTGTATCTTTACAATCTAATTGAAATCCTGCGGTTAATTCACAAGCCATATTATTATATTTTTTTTATTAGTTAAAATAAAGGGAAGGCAGACTTAACCACCCTCCCAATTACTTGTGGTTAATTAGTTGTGACCGATTACGCAGTCAGTCAATACACCTACTTGAACTCCAGTGCGGAATCTCATAGCCATACGTACATTATCAGATGCATCAGTCAAAGTCATATCAACTACTCTTACTTCAGCGAAATCAGAGTTTGCATCTACACCTACAAACAAGTTTGAAGGTTGTGCTGCGATTACAGTTCCAGTTGAAATACCGGGACAAACATAAATGTCGTATCCGTTGAATTGCAAGTTGAAAGTATCAGAAGCTTGGAATAAATTAGCATAACCCAAAGCAGACACTGCTTGACGGTAGAACTGAGCCGTAGCGCGGTTAACATACAACTTTGTGTCAGGTGAACCAATCAAAGCGGCAGGAAGTGCGTTGATAACTGCATTCATATTAGCAATAACAGTAGTTACATCTAAAGCGCCAACCCAAGTTTGATCAGCAGAACCACTCAATCCAGCCTTCAACTTCTTTTCAAATCCGTCAAATGATTGATAAGAACCACTTGCAGTATTACCTTGCCAAATTGTGTATTCGATATTTTCAGCAACTTTTGCAGCTGCATATCCGATTAAGAATTCAGCGAAGTTAGCAGGAACTACATCGTTGATGAATCCACGACCAGTAGCAGCAGCTTCCCAATCACGAGCGAATTCAGACTTGCACAATTGCAAGTTAACTTTCAAATCAGAAACAATCAATACTGCCTCATCCAAATTCAAATCACCTGCTTGTGTAAAATCACAATCAGTACCATCTTGAACCAATGAAGAAGCGTTTGACAACTTCTTCAATACAGACTTGAATTTTACACCCTCTTTAAGAGTAACGTATCCTTTTGCCAATGTATCCCCTGAAAGGATGGCAGCGTTGATGTACGGTAACGCTAATTCACCTGCGTAGGTTGAACTATTAATGGTTAATGTAGAAGCCATTTTTTTCTTTTTTTATTTTTTATTTATACTTATTTATAATTGAAAAGACTCTGTTTTTAGAATCCATTTTCGCCAAATTGATAGGCTCTGATTTAGCAACTGTTGTTGATTTCTTTACGCTATCAACTGCGGGTTGCTTTGACATCTTTTCGATTGTAGAAGAAAGAGTTTCTTTCTCTGCATTCAAGGCAGCAATCTTCGCTTCAAAAGCTTCAACCAATGAATTGATTGTAGACTCGAACTCCTCTTTGCTCACACCTTCAAAAGCTGCTTGTTTTTCTTCTTCGATTTCGATTTCAACCTTTGGCTCTTCTTCCATTGGTTCTTTGATTTCAGTAATCACACCACCTGCGACTACAATCATTTTACCTTCGGCAGTTGTGTGCTCTCCATCGGGTGCAGGAACTGGATTACCATCCCCATCCATAATGAATAACTCGCTACCTACTGCGAATTCAGCATCGGGGCTATATACCTCCGTGCCATCAGCTAAAATAGCCATTGCCATTTGCGCTTCTTTTGTGATTTCCCCTTCTGCTGAAAGTTGAATACCAAAGGCCTTCAATCTATCTGCGTATTTGGAAACGATTTCACTTACTTTGTTCATATCTATGTTTTACTTTTTCTAATCATAAGTAGCAAAACCCCTACTTTTGTTCCCGTTGTAATTTGTTTTTTTAGTTTGTTTAGTTGTTTCGGTTCAAAAGAAAGGCCCCCAAACGTGGAGGCCTTTTTTGTCGGGTAAACAAACACCTGCACAGGTGTAATCGTCACAATCCGCTTAACTCGTTTTCGAGTTCCTTCATTATCTTTTCGATCTCTTGTTGAGTCATATACTCGTCACTAATTTCAGTAAAGAATCCTTCAAGTGAAAATCCTTTTACATCACCTTGTTTGATGGATGCCCACACCTCATCGTTATCAATCTTCATACCTATACACCACGTTCCTTCGGGAAATGAGAATCCAAAGTTTTGACTCTTATCGTGTTCACCTTCGACTATCCAAGACTCCACAACAGTACACCCCACCACTGGTATTTGATGCTCTAAATTAGAGTTGTGATGCATATTTCTTTTTAGATATTCTTGCGCTATTTTATTTATAGTTTCTTTTGAATACTTGCAATAGTATTCACGTTGCATTGTGTCAACTCGATAGATCAATTGTTCGGGAATCATAACCGCACCATAGACCATCTTGCGCTCACCTTCCTCAATGGCAGCTTGTTGCACCTTGCGTGTTTTTGACAATGCGACAAAGTCAACTTCAATGGCAGGATTTTCCACAAGGCTCATTGCGTGAACACCCAAGTAACCGCTATCATCAATGGTGTACTCAATAACTTTTACTTCTTCTTCTTTCATATTTACTTTATTAATTTTGATTGGTCTAAGATTTTTTGTTGTGCATCTTGTGCGCTCGTTACATTAGTAGCTAATACGTAACTTTGTATCGGTTGCGCTTTCGTTTGTTGATTATTTAGGAAAGACAAATCCAAGGCAGGTGCTGAAGTAGAACCACCTCCACCGCTTCCACCAATTGCACCCATACCACCACCACTACTCGAAGGTGTTGCTGATGAACCTGGATTAAATTTCATTGCTGCAATCTTTGCGACATTAGCAGCACCCATAACACCTGCCGCAGCAGCAGCTATGAAACGTGAACCACCAATTAAAGTAGGGTCAGCTAACACATTTTGCACCGCTTGCACCGCCCCAATTCCAGCTTGTGTAAGTTGTAACGCTTTATTGACCTTAAAAGATTGCTTTGCATTTAGCACACCATTGGCAGTTAACGCATCAGCTAAACTACCTAATGCACCTAATGAGGCTTGCGCCAACATATAACGATGTTGGTATAAACTACTTTCAATTTCTTTTTGAGTTTCTGCGCTTTCATATTGCACAAGTTCTTCATCAGTTGCAAATTGAATAGTAGATCTTAACCCATCAGCTTTGATTTTGGTATCTTCTTGAACTCCTGCTGCTTTTATTTCTTTTGATGCCGTGAAATATTTTGATTCAACCCCTAAACGTTGCGCATTATATTCATTATCTAATTGAAGTAAAAGTTCTGTGTTACCGTGTGCAAGTTTTTTCTTTGCTTCATATTCCAATTGCAATTGACGCAGTTCTCTTTCTCTACCACTCAAAAGATTTTGATACCTCTTTTCATTTTCACCTAATAAAAAATCAGTCAATGACTTTTGGTCATCTTTTATCTTTTGAATACGTGCAGCCTCTTTCGCTGCTGCCTCTTTGGCTAATCTTTCCTTTTCTTGGTGTAAATGTTCAGCATCTTTTAACGCTTGTTCTTCTTGCTTCTTTCGTCTATCCTCATTTTCTTTATCTAATTTCTTTTGGTTTTCTGCACGTTCTGAAGCTTTACTATCAGTTAGTCCGATGTAGTCTAAGAAGTCAACCAATCCACCTGTGACAGCGTCAATGGTATCTTTAATGAACCCAAACATTTTACCAACCAATCCCCCAGCGTTCACCAACTTATCAAAGTTCATTACAACCGCTGCAATGATTGCACCTATTAAAAAGATTGGGTTTGTCAATAATGATTTACCCAAGTCCAACATAGTTGAACCGAAACCTTTTGCAGCTTTTGTAAGGTCACCAAACTTGAAATCTTTAACAGCACTTGATACCCCTTGCAACCCTTGTTGTGCCGCTCCAAAGTCAAGTGACATTATAGATGAACCAATCATTGAAAAGGAGTTGTTTAACCTCTCTAATGGGTCACCTGCCAACGTGTTTACACCTTTGCTTAAGTCACCTACCTTATCAGTTAATGCACCGAGTTCTCTTTGTACTTTATTAAATTCCGCAGTGCCTTCAGGTAACCTTCCAAGTTCCTCCTTTAGAGCCTTCATTTGCGCTCTTAATGATTGCGCTTTTTGCTCTCCGTTACCTTTAATCTCGAATTCTAAAACTACTTTATTATCAGCCATTGAATATCATTTTAATTAGTTCGTATGTACCCCAAAGTAAAGTAGCAACTATTGCCATATTGATACAACCAGTTAGCCATTTTGGTAATTTATTTTGGTAGCTTTTCGCATCTGACTTGATGCCCATCTTTTGCATCTCGCAAATGTTCTTAAATGTCGCTTGTGGGTTATTCATAATGGTATTGATTATAGATTATTTGACCTCCAATAAATATATTGTTCTCAGGATAAGTTGAATTTTTGAGTAGTAATTGTGGTGCAAATGTCAAGCCTACAATGTCAACATCGAGTTCAAAGTTTCCGCTAATCGTTTCAAGATTTTCGCTCACAATAATTGCATCTTTCACGGATAGCACCCCAGCTGATGAAGTCATTTGAATGTTGAATTCTACCACTCCATTGCCATCTATCCCTGCGCTAATTTGCCCGATGGTTAGCATAAGCTTTGCATACCACACGCAATCGTCAGGAACGGTTATGTAATTACCTCTTTCATTTGTTAGCGTTATTGGTGTAGTGTTATTTGTCCAATTACCTGCACCACGAACTTGAATGATTCCGCTTTGGTATTCACCTGAATATCCTCCACCGCCACCAAATGTTACACCTCCATTTATTGCTCTTGCTGATGTACCAAGAACCATTACGCTTCCCAAATCTGAAACAACTATATTACTTATCCCACTAACAATACTGCCACTATTCCCACCCCCTACAAAAATACTATCACCATTTACGAAAATTCTTTCATTAGGCTCTTGGACAACTGTGTTATCAGCTATATATGCAGATTTATTTACTGGAGTTGATTGAGTATTTGAAAGAGTAGTAGTAATCTCTGAAAACATTTTAGTTCTTCCACCTCTACCTTTTGTATCTCTTGGAGATGCGTAACATTCTGAACCTACCCAATAGTATCCGTAATTATTGCAACACGTTTCAGTAGCTGGTTGTGTTTCACCTTCAGAATCCTCCCAAATAATATTTCCATCTATGCCAATAACTGGCTTTGGAGATAACAAACAATCAGGAATCGCACTAACCATTTTAATGAGTTTCACCTTAACGCTATCCTGCATACCTACCACGTAATCACTGATGTCAAGTATGCGATAGTAAGAATCTTTGATATAGATTTTATCGTTGAATTTAAACTGATAAACATCCGCAAAATCCAACGCAAAGAAAGCCTCAATGATACGTGCATCAGGTGCGTAAATATCAGCTATATAATCATTCCAATATCTTTGATACAATGTCTTATAAGGTGTGCTATCCACATAATGCAAAGGAACTTCCTGCCCAAAGTTTAAATCTTCATCTGCAATGGATGGAATAGCTGTGGTGTAATGACTAAATAAATCAACCGTGTGCAATACATACCCATTCAACGTATCATTGAATATTTTAAATTGCATTGTATCATCAGTACGATACAAGATACGTGGACCAGGTGATGCAAATTGTACATTTGCTGATTGAAATTTAGGTATTGGATAGTCGCTACCTTTAATGGTATTTAATGGAGTAGCACCAAAAAACAATTCAGTCTTTTGTTCTTTGGTTGCAAAGTCATTTTCAGGATCAATCAATAATAACCTACCATATACACGGCCTCCTTGTGAGTTATACAATTGATTAAAATAATCATTCATTGACTTGTATGTCCAAGTGTTTTCTTGGCGTTGATAGTCAGCAGTTGATGTTAGTGTGATGTCCTTTGATATGTCAATTTTATTACTCCAATCTTTTGCAACCCCTTGCGATAAATATTCCATTATTGGCATAAAGGTGAGCAGCTTTGGATTAATATCATCAGCAATAACTACCAAATTGAACATCTTAAAAAGTGATGACATAAACTCACTACATTTCATTACTGGTGCATTAGCTTTCCAATCTATTATATTTCCATATAACGGTTTGGATATGTCCAATGTACCTACCTCAAATGTTGAAACTGTAAATGTGACTAATGGATTTAGATTTAATGCGTGTTGGTAATCATCGGAAAAAATATAAATAATTGGTTGTATTGTCCATCCTTGTTGTACAAAATCGGATG